GCCATTACACGGTCAAGGTTAAACCCGGCTTGAACCATAACTGTCTCACGCACGGTGCCGGCGCCGGTGTAGTCATGCGCAACAAAGTCACAATTGAAAAAGTTTGACCACTTCATGCACTCAACGGCTTCTGCAAGATGATCGCCGCCAATGAGCAAACGTTTAGCCCAGATCACATCAATTGTGCCGTCTGGTCTAAAACCCATAACAGACAAGACGGTAAAACTAATGCCGGCTTCGCCACCACCGCCCCAGTCAATAGCTAGAATACGGTGCGTGTAACTGCTCAAGTTTTTGAAGCACACTGGTTCGGGTTCTTTTTTGTTTTCCCATTCAAGTGTGCAGGCTGCTTTTAAATCTGTCTCGCTGATAAGCTTCTGCCCCGTGTCAACGCTTTCGCCCATGACTTCGTTATAAAACTGAGCTTGGGTCATGTTGCCATACCCTTCCCGTTTTAATAACAAAGTCGACCATTTTTCCGGGTCGGCAAAATGCAACGGCAGAATAATCTGCGGCACGTGATAGCCAGCAAATTGCCACCGTCTATCTGGAAAACGATGCACCCAGCGACCGTGTCGTGGATTCACCGGCTTGCGACACTTTGCGCAAACAGTGCCCGGCTGCTTTTCGCTAATGTGAATGTTGTAATCACCAATCATGGCGTCGAGATCATGTTCGAGCGCTGGTATATTCCAGTGTTTACAAGCCTCACACGGTATAAACCATTCAGCTTGCGAAGAGCGTTTGTATAATCCGTAAATTAAATTGTCTAGGGTCTTTGGCGTTCCTGTATAGTAACTAGTCCCCCAACGACTATACGACATCGTCTCTTGAATGATAGGTACGTGGTCCGGGTCCATGTCCTGAACTTCGTCGATACATACTCTGTCTGCGCTAACACCGCGGACCCGATCGGCGTCAAGCAGCGCAAAACTGAACAGCATCATCGAGTTGTTCTTAAACGAACGCTGCAGTACAGAATTCTCTGTACTCGTCCCGCTCCATTGCGATTTGATTGGAGACAAGTCGACGAACGGCCGTACGTAATTGTTACTAAACCTTCGAATCTGTTCGAACCGAGGAGTAATGTAAAGTGTTTTAAAGAATGGCACAGCGTTAGAAAATACAACTCCGTGCGCCGCCAACGACGTAGACTTTGATACCTGACGCCCTGTACACCACACCTGATTTTTAGGTGTTAACACCCTAAAAAGGGGGGAAAAAGCGAAATGATCTTTTATGGTGTACGGGCGACCATTAAGGTTCAATACGAGCGGGAGTAATGGTTCAAGGGACGGGAACGCGTGCCGCCCCGCTAGCTCGCGCAAGACTGCGGCTTTGGCGTGCACAGACGCCTGATCAGTGACATCGATAGAGATTAGATCATCTATAAGCGACCGAATACCTGCGGACGGTGTATCTGTCGCCTTATTCGTTTTATTAGGTTTGACCATGAACCACTATGACAATGACGATTGGGAATTTCAATGGGTAGAGAATAGCGTAAATTACATCGGACACGTTTTGGTTGAAGGATTGAAAGGCCTTGCGTACGTGTTTGAGAGTTTGTTTACGGTAGCAATAGACGCCATCAAAGAAAAAACCAAAAAATGAGCGTTAGCCGGCGAGTATACTAAACGGTGTCTCGCCCCCACGCCACGAGGAGTTTAACATGGCTACTGTTGGACGTTCCGCAAAACTTTATCAAGAGCGGCGCAACTTGTACGTTGAAGGTACACGCCGCGGCCCCGGGCCACAAATCTACTTACCCGATAACGCGGTGAATCATCTTAAACTTGAACCACCGCTACCGCCACCGAGTTCTCTCAGTAACCCTAATGTCCCCGACACAACACGCACCGAGGTGTGGCCGTATGGCGACAATTACAGCTCTTAACAAAACATGGCAAAACCAAACCCCAACAACACGTTTGCCGGCTATGCAGCCCTTCTGATTCTCGGCGGAATCGTAGCTGCACCGGAACTTGGTTTGTTAGGGCTATTCGCCGCCGGTGTTGCCATCTATACTGGCGCCTGCTTTATGCGTGGGTACACAGCAGCACCGAAATCAAAGGCACGGAAAAGCCATGGACATCACACCGTTTGATTTTCTCACAGTAGTTTTAGCGGCGGGCGCAGTCATTGAGGTCTGGCACAAAGGCTCGCTATTTGAAACAGCCCGGGCTTACGCTCAAGCCATGCAAGACGTCACCCCCCGCGAAACCTTCAAAGGCCGGTTTCTAGAGCTGGTCAATTGTCCGTTTTGCAAATCTTACCACGTGCCGTTTTATCTTTTCGCACTGCTCGTAATCAGCGGCATGTTGGGCAACACCTTGCACAACGTCGCGCGACTGGTAGTCTACAGCCTTGCCGCTACGCGACTGGGCAATATTGTTGACAGTTTTTTACCTGCAGCTGCTAAATACGTCCCCGACCAATTTGGAGATTTTGTGCATGGAAGCGACACAGCAAACCGAGAATCAGACAAATAGCCCGGCACGTTTGCCGTTTGACGTAGAGTTTGTCAAACACGTTGAAGAATTCTGCGCTGCAATCATGACAGCTGTGCCAGAACTGCACGCGCTTACCATTGTCCCGATCTGGGAAAATCAACCAGAGAACATGCCGGCCGGATTGTTGCACCTGCGCAATCCACAGCCGCCATATATCCCCAGTCTACTCGCAGCGCTCAAACGACTCACGGTATTCCATGTTGACCTACATCGCGATCTGATTGGACAAATCGGCCAGTATGAGCGATACGTCGCGCAGCTATCGGCTGAAGCCCAAACACAACTAGAGAAACTCAATAAATTTGCAACAGATCCAAGCAGCGGCAATGACTCAAAATAAAGTCGAGATACCTACAACCGATGTCGATGTTAATCTAACAAATGACATCGTCACGTTGATACTTAAACATCAATTTGCGCACCTTGACAGCGGCGAGCTGCGCGCCGCTCTTGAAGACTACTACGGCGAAGGTCGAGTGTGGAACAACGAAGAGTTGTTGCAGCGTTTCGAAGTGTCTCATTTTGAACCGCCTTACGTGCACGTCATTGACAAGATGAACAGCTTTCGCGGTACGGTCTTGTTCAACGATGAACCGCGGCTCTACTTCGCGTATAAGCCGTCAAAAACGCAGTCCTAGCGAATATTTTGCTAGGTAGTTGATTTTTGTTTTCAAGCGCGTATTGTGAATTTAGCCGCAGGGATGTACCCGCGGCCCAGAGGAGAATCGCATGGCAAAAAAGACAGAAGCTGGTGGATTCATCAGTCCAGCAAACCTGTGGGGGAAACCGCTGCCCAATTTGAGCGGCAGCAAACCAGCCCCTGCAAGTAAGGCAACAGAAGAAGAAAGGACAAAACGGATGTTGGCCGACGAAGATGACAATATCGACTCGGACGTCGATGCAGAGTTGGAGGACGAGGAAGTTGTCGTAGACGACGAAGCTCTCGCCGAAGACGATGACGAAGCAGCGTACGAAGCCGCAGCCGAAACCGAAGAAAACGGTTCGGATGACGACGAAGACGAGGCGGACGAAGAAGAGAGTTACGAACCCGAAGACGGCGACACCGCCGATGACGGGCAAGCAGAGGTCGATGCCACAGGGGCTGTTGACTCTGATGATCCCGCGCCAGTGCCCGTAACAGCTGGCGCAAAAAAGAAGGTAGCTAACATGTCCGAGAAAAAGAGCGGCGCTGACCATATCCGCGACGAAATCGCAAAGCGTCAGGCCGCTGGTGAGTCCCTTCGCGGTGTCGATATCGTTGGTGCGCTTGCCAAGCGCCGGATTGAAGTCAGCCCGGCACAGGTTAGTCAGCTGTTGAAGAAGGCAGGTGCTGGCGGCGCTCCTCGTGGCGGCAATAAGCTCGTAACCGCCGGTGACGACGGCAAGAGCCGCGTTGCTGGAAAGGCCAAGAAGAGCCACGCAGAACCTCCCCGTGCTGCACCCAAGGCCCGCGCTAGCCAGACCCCGGCAACGCTGCCAATGGAACAGTTGAAGGCTGCGTCCGCGTTCCTCGCAGCTTGCGAGGGTTGCTACGACACGGCTGGAGAAATCCTGTCGGCGCACAAGCAACTTGGCGCCATGATGGCGCGCTGAGCCCGCTAGGCTCCCACGTGTCCACTCGTTAGCCGCCCTTGGAATTGCCCCGCACTGATAAAGCGGCAAGCATACCCCAAGGGCGGCAACGGGCTGGATATCTTTATCGCATCGGACACGCTGTCCGATAGCCTGCGATTCCCTCTGGAATTGCTAAGGAGTTCCCATGACAACAACCGTATGCCCTAACGGGTCAACGGATACGCACGACCGCGTTTTCCCGGCCGGCACTATCAAACGAATCCACGTAAACCAGCACATTGCGCGAAACAACAAAAAAACAGGCGCCACAGAAGCTGTCACAACTATTCAGTGGCGGAACAAGTCGTACCGTTTTGCCAAAGTTGAAATCCTAGGCCCGTCAGAAGTTCTTTACTCTCCAGACAAGCCGCTGAGCTGCGGCGCTCATATCTGGATTGAAACACGGCAAGAAGTGATAGGGCGCGTATGAAATACACCGATGAAGAACACGACGCCGACAAAGAACGAATCTTGGAAGCGCTGGACAAAATTCACGCGCTGGCGGCTGAATACAAAGACGTGCTCGCTATCCCGGAAGTCGTCACGTTGCACGATATCACTGAGTATCGGCTAGACACGCCAATCGGTCCAAAACAATTCAAGGTTGCTTATAACCGCGCAGTCGCAGTAGAAGTTTTAGATTCTTTTGCGGGTACTGATTATCTCGAACCCGAATTATTCGAGCACACTATCGTTTACGCGCTTCAAGAAATCCTCGCACGAAAAGGAAAGTAACAATGTCGCACATTGCACAGATCAAGACAGAAGTCCGCGACGCATCGGCCGTGGAAGCCGCTTGCCGCCGGCTCGGACTGGAACAGCCCACGACGGGCACGTTCGGCGTCTATGTCGTCCAGCGCACCGGTATGGGCGTCAAGCTCCCGGGCTGGCAGTACCCGGTCGTCTGCAACCTCGAAACCGGCGCAGTCGATTTTGATAACTATAACGGCGGCTGGGGCAACCAGAAGGAACTCGACAAGTTCCTGCAGGCCTACGCAACCGAGAAGGCGATCCATGAGGCCCAGAAGGGCGGCTATTCGGTATTTGAGCAGGTTCTGGAAGACGGTTCGATCAAGCTTAACATCACTGTGGAGGGTTGATACACATGAGCAAGACCATTCAGATCACCATCTCGCCCAAGGGCGAAACGAAGATTGAGACGCAGGGTTTCACGGGCAGCTCGTGTCAGGACGCCACCCGTGCGCTGGAAGCGGCGCTTGGCGCCAAGACGAGCGACACGCTGACTGGCGAGTATTACGCCGCCAGCAACGAGCAGACGAACGAGATCGAAAACTAACTTACTACCTGAAGGAACCACATGTCGCTCGAAACCGAAATCAAGGAACTGGTGTGTGCCGGCTTTTCCGGCATCTGGGTTGAATCGCAGGAGTGCGACGACGCCATCGACTCTATCCGCAAGCTCGCCGACGAAAAGGACTGGGGCTTCGACGTCTGGGACATCGACCGCGAGCTGTATTCGGCCGCGGCTAAGGCACCCGGCCCCGTCGAGGCGCTCAAGTATCTGGATCAGCCGCAGCAAAAGAGCACGACTATTTTCGTGCTTAAGAACTTCCACCGGTTCCTTGGCAACCCGCAGGTGCTGCAGACGCTGGCCAATCGGCTGGTGACCGGTAAGAGCAAGGGGCAGCATATCGTGATCACGGCCCCCGTAATTGCGCTGCAGCCCGAGGTCGAGAAGATGTTCACGGTTGTTCACCACGAACTGCCCGATCGCGCGCAGCTGACGACTCTGTGCAACTCGCTGTTCACGGCTGACTCCGAGTTCAAGAAGCCAGCTGATAACGACGTGCAGGTTGTCGTGGACGCTGCCAAGGGTCTGACCCGGCAGGAAGCCGAAGACGCGTTCGCGCTGTCGCTTGTGCGTAATCGCAAACTGGCGGCCGATACTATCTGGACGATCAAGGCCCAGACGTTGGAAAAGAGCGGCACCCTGTCGCTCTATCGCGGCGACGCGGACTTCGAGAATCTCGGTGGCCTCGAAAACCTGAAAAGCTTCTGCCTGCGCGCCATGCGCCGGCAGGGCGAGACGAATGTCGACAAGCGGCCCAAGGGCGTGCTCCTGCTGTCGCCTCCGGGCTGCGGCAAATCTCAGTTCGCCAAGGCGCTAGGCAACGAGGTCGGCCGCCCCACGGTGATGCTCGACTTCGGTAGCCTGATGGGCAAGTTCGTCGGTGAGTCCGAGGGTAACATGCGCCGAGCCCTCAAGCAGGTCGACGCCATGGCGCCGTGCGTTCTTTTTGTGGATTGAATTCAGTCCCCTGATTTGGCAACAAATCAGCGCAAAGCCCTTTAATTGCAAGAAACTCCTCAGCGTAAGCCGGACAACTTGCAGCCAAGCCAAGTAATACTACACTTGGAAGGTTCAACGACTAGATCGAAAGATCGTAGGACCCAAGTGGGTTCGAAACGGGGGCCTTGTAGTAGAGTTTTGAAATGTGGTCAAAAAAATATTCCTGCTGCCAAACATGCGCAAAAACAGAAAAACCGCATATGGCAAAAGGACTGTGCAAAATTTGTTATTTAGCTCGTTATCGCAACGATGACGCAAATCGTCAACGGATAACAAAGTTAAAAAAACAATGGTACTACGACAATTATGCCGACTGTTTACGGTACAGAAAAGAATACCGAGAACAAAAGCATTTTGACGGGCAAAGAAGCTCGGTTATTGCACGCGATGAGCAGCGCTGCTCTCGTTGCGGTAATACAAACAAACTTGTCGTACACCACAAAGATCGTTTAGGGCGCGGAAAAAAAAATCCAAACAACGTCCTCGATAATCTTGAAACAGTTTGTAGACGCTGTCATCTTTTAGAACACAAGATAGAGCTACAAGTTGCACGCACAGAAAAATACGCCACACCCAAACTTTTAAAGTGTGGCCGCTGGAGCACGCAACATACTGCGTGTATTTCATGCGGCCTCACAACGTCACCACATGCGTCAAAAGGTTTATGCAACCGATGCAATGTGAGACGTTACGCTACAAGATGACATAGTCTGGTCCTGTATGAAAGTACAGGAGAATTAGCGGTAACGGCTAATTCGTAACACAAACGGAAATTGAAAAGGGTTTGGCGGGCGTCGGTAGCTCCGGCCAGACGGACTCCGGCGTATCTGCCCGGCTGTTCGGCACGCTGCTGACGTGGCTCAACGACCACACCAGCGACGTGTTCTTCATCGGTACCTGCAATGACGCTAGCCAGCTGCCGGCGCCTTTCGCACGTGCTGAGCGTTTCGACGGCGTGTTCTTCGTAGACCTGCCGGCTGCCGATCAGCGTGCGGCGATCTGGGATATATATCTGGATCACTTCGGTATCGACAAGGGTCAGGCCAAGCCAGACGACTCAAACTGGACTGGTGCTGAGATCAAGTCGTGCTGCCGCTTGGCTGCGCTGCTTGAGATCCCGCTTGTCGAGTCGGCTCAGAACGTCGTGCCGGTGTCGGTAACGTCGGCCGAGCAAATCGAGCATCTGCGCAACTGGGCTGAGGGTCGCTGCCTGTCTGCTGACAACAAGGGTATTTACACCCGTGTCGGCAAGCCAGTGCAGCAGCCGACCACCCGGCGCCGGATGGTCAACGGTTCGTCCGCGAACTGATAGTTACAGCGTTGGCAACTGTGCAGTTGCAGCGCGTTGGTTCAAATAACAAAAAGGGAAAACATGTCAACAGAGACTGAAACACAGACGCCCGCCGCCGAAAGCATTGTCGGCACAGCGCGCGAAATGCGGCAGAGCATGGGCGCGGTCAAGCTGTCGTTCTCGTGGCTGGGTACGCACCGCAAGCTGTCGGATGCCCAGACCACGCAGGCGGCAAGTAGCTTCGATGCGGCGGCTGATCTCGTTTCGGCGTCCAAGAAGCTGATCGACACAAAGCACCCGGCATACAAGGCCGCTACGGCTATCAAGCACCAAGCCATGGCGTATTGGCGCGGCATGACCTTGCCCTATCCGCAGGAAGGCGTGCGCCTGATCCGTCAGGCTGACGTCGACGGATTCGAAGTCAAGATGCGGGAGTTCAAAGATCAGCTCGCCGCAGCCGCTGCCAACCTGCAGCTGGAATACGAGACGATCAAGATTGCCGCCCGTGAAAAGCTGGGGCAGTTGTATAACCCGGCAGACTATCCGCCAACTCTGGAAGGCATGTTCTCTATTTCATGGGAATACCCGCCGGTTGAGCCGCCGCGGTATCTCATGAACTTCAACCCCGAGTTGTATGAGCAGGAGCAGAGCCGTATCCAGCAGCGCTTTGAGAACGCGGTTGCTATGGCCGAGGAAGCGTTTGCCGAGCAGCTGAGCGATATGGTGTCGCACCTGATCGAGCGGCTGGCCGACAATCCAGACGGCACGCAGAAGGTGTTCCGCACCAGTTCAATTGAGAACATCAAGGAGTTCTACGAGAACTTCCGCAAGATGAACGTGCGGTCGAACCCGCAGCTGGAATCGCTTATCTCACAGGCCAGCAACCTTGTCAGCGGCGTCAGTACACAGGAGATCCGCACCGACAAGTCGTTGCGGCAAAATCTGTCGGCGCAGATGTCGACACTGCAGACAGCGTTGAATGACGTCATTGTCGATGCCCCTCGCCGGCGCATCATGAGCATGGAGTAAACATGTTTGAAGTCGTTTTACCGGCGCCGGAGCTGAAGCCAGACGCTTCGGCGCCGGTGGCCAAAAAGCCCCGCAAAGCGCGGGCACCGAAACATGATTTCAGAGACGGCCGCGGCAAAGTATTTGCGCACCGACACGTATACGGTAACGGCTGGGTCGAAGATACAGCCAAGGTTGCTGACACGGTTTATGTCGGCAGGCTTGCCGAAGTATTTAATAACGCAGTCATCGAAAACGACGTTGCAGTCAGAGATCGTGCAAAAGTCTGCGGCAACGCGTATGTCCGAGATCGTGTTCGGGTGATGCGGCGTGCGTACATCGGTGGTAATGCGCTGGTCTATGACGACGCAACGATACGCGACGAGGCTATCGTCAATGGCGGCACTATTTGCGGGCACAGCGTTATCAAAGATAGCGCCATCGTGCGCGAGTATCCGTTCATCAAGGGCGGTACACTCTGCGACAAATCGCAAATCAGCGGCTACGTACAGTTCTTAAACTCTACGGCGCAAAGTCACGTATATTTGCGGCACAATTGCATTGTGTTAAACGCGACGCTAAACGGTTATATTACCGTGAAAAACACAGCGCGGGTCATCAACAGTTCGTTGTATATGACAGCTAAGCACCGCGCGCACGAACACGATGAAAGCGGGCACCTGCTCGTTAGCGACGACGTCACAATCGTGGGTTGCGATAACTTTCACGCGTTTCTGCACATCAAGGGGCACACAAAGATCGTTGGCGGCGAAATCCGATTGTCGCCGGCATGGAACTCCGATACGCGCGAATATATCCGGGCTGAAACGCTGACAACGGCAATCTTTCCAAACGCCCGTATCCGCAATCTGGAACAGTTCCAAACGTATAACAACGCCGATATCAATGCTCGGGCTGGTACAGCGCAGGCCGTACTAGCGTCGATGCCCGCGATGCGGCAACCGTTTGATTTTGCAGCTACGACTGGCCGGCGTGTAATGTCTACGGGAGATAACACATGAACATCTATGTACGCCCGGACGGATCAGCGCAATGTGTCTACGGCGAAGATATCAATTTGTCGCAGCTCGGCACGGTGGATATTCGGCGCGCCAGTCACGTCGAGCCGATACCAGATAAACCCGGTAAGTGGGGCGCAGATCTGGCGCCAGTAGGCGGGCCGTTTCTTGGGCCATTTGATACGCGCGCTGCGGCACTGGCCGCTGAGGTAGCGTGGCTTGATAATGAACTCACACAGCGCCCCGTTCACGTTACGAGGTAATCATGCGTTGGTCTGTCGAAGATGAGATTGGGAAAAACCCAACTGGCTTTGCCGGTGAATTTGAGTTTGATATTGATTTCACATACAACCCGGGCGACCCGGGTGTCATGTATGACAGCAATATGGAAGGTTACCCCGGACATGCGCCAAGTATCTCGCCTGAGAGCGTCATCTGTTCTTCGGTAAAATTCGAAGGCGACGAAGTGGGAAGACGCCCAACTGCGGCAGAGCAGCAAATGCTCAGCAAGTGGTTTTGGGTGTGGTTAGATGCAAACCCCGACGAGTGCAGCGCTATTTGCGAAAGCGGTATGGCGCAATTAGTCGACGAATGACGAGAAAAGCTGGGGTTGCAGAAGAAAAATTAATCAGCTATGGTGCTGATATCACTGAGTTGGTTGTGCATGGTGGAACCATGCATTTGGATAGCGGGCACATACGTTTGTGCCTGCATGGATGTGTTTCAAGGAGTTTACGATGAAGTCTTGTTTTGTTGCGATTGTTGCGGTTCTGTCGTTCGTGTCGTTCGCTGTTGCTGGCGACTCGGGCGAAATGAAGAGCGTGGTCGTCAATCATGGTCAGACAGCCCCCGTGGCGGCTGCTCCTGCCCCCGTTGTAGTTGTAGCAGCTCCGGTTGCTGCCTGCACTGATTGCGTCGCTGCTCCGGCTCCGGTCTGCACCAGCGGGCGTTGCCAGACGCAGAAGCTCTACAACGTCGAGCAGGAAAACAGCGAGAGCTGCCGTAACCGTCTCTTCGGCGGGCACGTGGTGCGCAAGACCAACCGCACGGTGTACAAGCCCGTCCGTCGTTAATCGCGACTAGTCAATATTGTCAGATCACGCCACGGAGGGCGTCGAGTGTAAAAGCTCGGCGCCCTCCGCTTTTAACTGGAGGTACCCGTGGGAATTGATATCTATTTGGAATGGGACGGCATTAAGGAAGATGACAAGCAAGCGCAATGGCGTACAGGTTTCTCTGTAACCGCCGGCGGTGTCGGCTATTTGCGCGAAGCGTATCACGGCGGGCCTTATGCCACGAAGATCTTGTGCCGCGAAGCGTTTGAAAGCGAAACGTGTCGCGCGGACATCCCCGCAGAGATACTTCGTGAACGCCTTACAAATGTGACTGAACCGGCGTACACAGGAAACAACGGCCACAATATGGCTATGCACATGCTGGCTATGTTGCAAAGTATGGGCGCTGAAGTTGTTGGCGGGCCGATTGAAGAGAAAGACACAACGTCGCCTATGACCGTTGAAGAAGCTATTCGTGAGCGGCAGCGACGCGTATACACCGGCGATAACGACGAAGACACAGAACATGTTGTCCAGTCGTTTCGGGATTTCGTATCGCTTGCCGAGCAGAAAGAACGCGAGACAGGAAAACCCTGCACAATCTACGCGAGCTACTAAGCATGACCAGCCCGGGCAACGAACCGCTGCAAGAACACCCAACAGTGTTTGAAGTGCAGCAGCTCATAGAACAATCACTGAACGGAGGCAAAGTGCCAACCACAAAAACAAAAACGCCTGTCGATACTATTAAAGAAACGTGCGGCATGCTGCAATCGTTTGGGTTTAATTATCTTATTGCTGAGTATGACGGCAGCGGAGATTCTGGCGACTTTGACTACATCACGTTGATGCCGAAACATCCAGATTCAGGTGCCAGAGATATTAACGTTGTCAATGAAGAACATCAGAAATCATTTGGCGCTTTCAAACATGAAACGCTCGACAACGCGCGCACAAAGACGCAGAAAGAAACGCTGACAAGACAACTTGACGCGTTCGAAAAAGCCTTGTGGCAAATCCTGCCTAGTGGGTGGGAAATCAACGAGGGTAGCTTCGGCGAGCTACAGATTGATATTGCTAATAAGACGATTCATCTGGTCGTGAACGAACGTATTTCCGACGTACACACATACGAACGAGATTTCTGATGAAAAAGCAGCAACCATTACCGTCCGGGTTACAGTCAGCGCTCATTACCGCGCTTGAGTTTATCCGGGTTGTCGTGACAGATATGCCAAGGACGCGAGAACGAGTATTGACGGCAATGGATTTGTCTGACGAAGGATTCGACGACGAGATCGACATACTTGAAAACCTGCTAGCTTCTTTAAGTCCACCTGATAACCCGCCGTATGACCGAATGGTTCCGCGGCTGGCGAATAAACGTAAAAAGGAGGAATAGTGCCGCTGTATTACGTAGACGTTTTATGGGGCACCAAACTTGGCAACCCGACCGTGACACGCGCCCGGGTTCATGCCGCTGACCATGAAGCAGCAATAGCGTATCTGCGTAATCGTGTCAGCAAGTACAAACGCTGCGGCAAGATTCACGGCGGCAGTGCAATAGAAGTTCCGCCCATAAACAAGAGAGATGATGTCTGCAATAACAACACCCGTGTTTGACGGAAAAATATGGCGAGGATTAGCAAAAGCTTATGGCGTGCGCTTTATTGCCGAACTGTTCCCGTCTGCTAAAAACCCCGGATATTATCATTTCAGTGTTGTGTGCATGGCTGACGAAAATAACACGTCGTACGTAGACAGCACAAAACACGCAATCCTAGCTGACAGCGCGTTGCAACTGTTAACTATTGCGTTAAAACGCGAAGGACTAGTAATAGCCGATATGCGGTGGCAAGAAGTAGCCAATAAAGCAGAACTACTTATTGAACACCCAGAACGCCCGCAAACTAACGGCAAGGCATAACAATGGCCCATCCATACCACCACGCGATCTCGTCAGCCCGTAAGTGGGGCGGCGAACCCGAAGACTATCAAAAAATCCACGACTTTTTTGACGGCAGTAAAGAACACATGGCTGACTTTCGCCACAGAGCCCTCCGGCATCACACGGAGGGCATTTTCATGGCCGAAAGGATCTTCGGCGTGACGATTGTGAATTCAGCCGGCAGAGTCGTTCCTGTGCGCTATATCGGCGAGCAGCATGTCAAAGAAGACCTAGGCCGAATCCCCACCGTGGCGGATTGGCTTTCAAATATCAAAACCGAAGGCTGGATGCTCGGCCGCGGCAAAAATCTCGAAAAGGAGCTAGAAGATGGGAATCTGCAGGTTCAAGACGTCGGAACTGAAGCCGCTCATTGAGCACGCCATGGCTTCGACGGAGTTTGACATGGGCTACGAGAACATGACGGACGAGGAGTGCGCAGCAGCCGGCTTGCCGCCAATCACTAACAGAACGCCCCGCGGCCCGGCGCTCTTGTTTGTGCACGATCAGGGCGTCTACCTCATGAGCAACGGTGAGCCGCGCTTGCTTACAGAAGACGGCAACGCGAATCGCGTGACACACGCTGAAGGCTGCGATCCAAATATCGGCGAGTTCGATGACTGGTATGGCATGAGCCGCGAACTGGTCGGCGGCGATGACTTTGTCGAGATCCTGCCAATTCACGATTACTGGCTAGGCGACTGCGATCTCTTTGAGACGTTTGAAGTCAACGCCACAAGCGCATCAATTAGCTACGGCTTTGCAGACCCAAAGCCAGTTACGGCCTAACGGTCAAAGGGGCACACTTGCTGATCAACGAGACGTGGTATCACGATGAGACGCCTGTAGAAGTAATAAGCGTGTTGGAATCCTGTCGATTAAACAAAACCCGCATCAAGTTCCGGTACGGACATACAACAGGTCCAGACGCCGGCATCGATTGGGGCGACAGCATGGACCAATGCGGATACGTAGGCCGCAGCGGCGGAACTATGAAAGTCCCGCTTGTGATCTACAACAAACGCGCACTAGGCGGTCCGCATATTCTCGACCATAAGATTATCAAGATTCAGACATCCCGCGGCGGCAAGGTGCTTTATCAGCACCCCATGTACCAACCGCATTCCGAAGTCGCTAACCTAACAACCACATGAAATCCAAGATCTCCAAGGCGCATAGCGCAATTGTTCAAGAAACGTTTGAGCGCTGGGAAAACAATGTTTACGCCGGCGTACCGAATATTGAAAAAGCTAAAACGTATCTCCGGGCAGCATATAAGAACGGCATCGGCACTCACCGTAAAGCTAAACACAAGCTCAAAGACGTCAAGTTTCTTACCGTAGCGTCGCCAGTTGCGTTCATGCTTGCCGTCACGGTTACGCGTGGCCGTATGAACAAAAAGTGGGCTACAGAGATTTGCGGCTTGCTCGGCCTCGACCCGGGGTTTTTGAAAGACCTGCGCCGCGATCCGCTAGCAAAATGGAACGGCGGCAATCGGCGCTGGTGGCATAACGCTAACAGCGAGTTTAGCCGCACGTGGCTGCGTGCTATTCGAGCGGAATACCTTACGCAAGAGCGCTTGGTATCTCGAACCACAGGCCTCATTAGTACGCAATTTCGTTCTCGATTTAGCGCTGACAGTGAAAACGCTGCGGTGGCGTACAACACAAACTCGCTAGACAACGTTATGCGGATGGTAGCGTCGCTTCTAAATGATTACAACGCGCTGGAAAGCAAGATTGAATTGCGGCGCGGTTGGGATGGCAATGAGAGGCGGGACACAGTCACATTCACAAGCAAAAAACTCGGCGAAATTGCTAGCTCTGCCCTGTGGGACAACAACATTACGCTCAGCGCTATCGGCGAGCTGCGCAAGGCTATCGACATCGAAGACGTTGTACGAAATGCAAACAACGCAGTAGCGCGTGGCGGCGACGCCATATTTCTTGGCAATATTCCCAAAGCTATCGACGCGGAGATCTTGTCACGGATCCTGCACATCAACGATCCCGAGCTGACGTGGGAGCACGAAGTCTTCCATCACTGCACCGCGTTTGCAGCGTTCCAGTCGTCTTGCATTATTCTGGCCGATCGCCCGACCATGCACACAAACGAAGCAGGCAACCTGCACAGCACGACAGGACCGGCTGTGTCGTGGACTGACGGTACCCGGCTTTGGTTTAACGACGGGCACTACATGGAAGAAGGCGGTAGATACATTGTAGATACGCCAAACAAGCTCACGACTGCGCACATCCTGCGAATTAACAATGAGGAAACGCGCCGGCTGGCGATTGAGCAGTTTGGCTGGGATAAGTTCATTGTCGAGGCTGACTGCCCGGTGCTTGACCGGCGCACGAACGATATTGATAACACTATCGAGATGCTGGTCGGCGCGCCGCGGTCACAGTCTAGCGCAGAAGACGTACGCTGGAGCCGCCCGCAGCAGAACCGTATGGTCTTGTTCTGCCGGTCTACTGGTCGGCGATATTTCTTGAGCGTTCCAAGCACCGTTCAAACGTGCAGCGCCGCGCAAGCATGGATGGCCAATGACGGCACTGATTCTGACACCCGGTCCCTTGTCTCCTATGCGTCGAAGCCCATGCGGTTGCTTGGCGCTTCTTGAGTTTTAATTTCCTTTTCTTGGAGTTACCCATGACTACTGCTACTACATTTGATATTGATAACCACGCCGCTGTTCGCCAGCTCCGCGAAGCACAAGCGCAGGTTGAGAAGATCAAGAACGATGATCCCCAGAACTTCCCTGAAGCCGCCAGTATCGGCGACGCTGTCCGGCAGGGCGACGTGTATATCCAGCTGATCGATGACGTTACATCGGCGCCTTTCCTGTTCAAAAAGGCAACGCCGACGTACCCCATGCAGCTCGCCCCGGGTAACACCAAGGGCAGCCGGCACTGTCTGGATCACGGCCGCGGCGTAACGGCTTACGAGCCCTGCGAAAGCGGCAGCATTGAGATGATTAACCAGCTGGCGGCGCAATACGGCATTGCTGCAAACTCGCCCGACCTACGGCAGCAGTTGCGCACCGCCGAGTTTCAAGCCCGAAAGGCCGGCACCGACGCCAACAAGATCGGCAGCGCTGACGCGTTTTCGCTGCTCATGCTCGCCGGGCCAATCTTTGTCTTGACAGAAACAAACACCGTGACGCATCCTGAGCACGGAGACTGGGTTCTCCCCCCGGGTTCGTACCGCGTGACCTATCAGCGCACCGTGGCTCGCGACAACACCGTTACCCGCGTACTGGACTGACCATGAAGCGCAATACAGTGCGATTCGATAAAGATATCCGGCCGTTCGACACCGTCTGCTGGGTGGCCGTCCATTACGAAGACCTGCAAGATATCAAAAAGAACAGCCGGCTGGCGGTCAAAATTGACATGGCTGCTGATGACCACCAGTCCAAGTTTCATGACAACTACGTCGCGGCTGCTCAAGAATGCACTGAAGAAGGCTATATCGAAGTTGACGACAACGCAGCGGTGTCAACAGATGAGCCGGAGTACGGCGCGTATGTGCAGGCGTGGATCTGGGTCGACGCCGAGACGCTCAAAGACGTAGGCAAGGCAAAAGACCTAAAGCGTCGTCGAAGGTTTGTGACTGATATTCTCCTCCCGCAGAAAAAGAAAGTAACCCGTGGCAAAAAAGAAAGCAGCAAAAAAGGCAGTCGTAAAGGGAAAGCCCAAAGCAAAGGCAAAGGCAAAACCAAAGGCTAAAAATAAAGACATGACCCGCTGGGAGAACATCCCAGCCAAGGTCATTCTGGCCGTATCGGATATCTGCGACGGCCACACGATCATGAAGCCCGCCGCGTTCCTTGAGCTTGGCCTGCACAAAGACATGGTCAAAGCGCACACCCATGTTATCAAGAGCGACTTCAGTGATCACAAGTCCACAATCTTTGATAACAAAACCGGTAAGCCCGTAGCGTCTATGGAAGGTGTGTACGGCCTCGACGTGCTGGCTGACATTGTGTATCAGCTTAAGCTGAACTATCACGAATTCTTTGGCCGCGGCTCACAAGCCCGAGAGTGGCAGCGCGTAATCGAAGAGCGTTTCAATCCCACAAAGCAAAAGGCCTGACCATGCCGTCAACCATTCGCGAAGAGTTCTTCATCGCCGACCGCGATCCGGTGACTGAAGAGACAATTGCCGGCCTGATTCGGCGCAGCTTTGCCAACAGCGATTTTGACGCTGGCGATGACGCGGGGATCATTGGTCATCTTGTCGAGGCGCATTACGCTTGTCGGCTGGCCACTGCCGCGCAAGAAGACGAAAAAAGCGACGACGGAACCGAGACGGTCGTGCTTATGGTGCAGTTCGACAAAGCTGAAGACTGCTACCGCGACGCCTATGTCGCGGCGTATAAGGAATCCGGCGCAAGCGAAGCGTACGCGCACGAATCTATGTACTGGCCAGACTCGTTGCCAATGCGCGCCCCGTGGGATCCCAGTTTGCTAGCTGAGCTAGCGCGGTTTCAGGTTGGCCACGAACTGGTATCCATGGACTATACCCGGGCAATGATCCAGCGGGAGAAACTCAATGGTAGCGTTCAATAAGAACGTGTTCGATGACGATACGCCGCCAGAACACATTCTGGAGTGGTGCCGGAACTGCGTGCGAATTATTCACGATGGCGGCATTTGGGGTATTCCACGCTCCGGCACCACTTTCCGGGTTGACCACAAGAATCACAAGTTGATATTAGTCAACCCCGGTTGCGATGACGGCGATGACTTCCGCGCTACGAAACATGTGTTCAAATTCATCGGCTGGGATGTGGTCAAAGAAACTGAGCCGCCAAATGAGTGAGCTGCAGTTCACCGGCAAAGAGCTATCGCTAATTACAACGGTGCTCTCGACAAGCAAGATTGCTTTGCTAAAACATCTGCGTGATTTGCCGGCGGATACGCCTACAAGCAAGCTCAAACCATTTTGGGAGTTTGACGACAGCGTAGGCGCGTTGCTGGACAAAATTAGGAACAACAGAAAGAAGCGTAAACGGAAAAGCTAAGGAGGGCTTGAGTGAAGAAGGCAGACAAGCCAGTTCATGTTCCAGACCTATTCAAACTATGGAACAGTGATCGCACTACAACGCAGGTGCATCAAGAACTAGGCATCACATACAACCAGCTTGTACGGCTTGTAGCGCAACACAAGCTAGGCAAAAAACCGCGAGTACAAGCACAGTTAGACAAAGACCCAACTCCCGAAGAAATAGCTGAGCGTGCCGCAGAATGCCGGCGTAAGCGTGACACGTCAGGGCGAATAAACGCTACCAGTCACGGTAGCCGGATTGAGCATGTGGCCCGTTGGACAGCGCCGGTGTACTCATATAGCGAGCACACCGGCATATTCGAACCAATGCGTTAGGAGAACCATGCCTAGTAAACAAAACCCTGTGTGGGCTGTCGAAGATGAGCGAGGGCTACAGCTTGCGCTGCACCCAACTGAAGGCCACGCGCGACACATGGCGCAGACATATCGCACGGACGGAATTGAGGGCAAAGTAGTGCCGCTCTACCGCGCGCCTAAGCTCGCCGACGAGGAGCGGGAGGCGTTAGAGTTCTTTGCGGATATTCACGCCGACGACGAGCCGCCTCACGAATACGCCGACAAGCTCCGCTCGCTGCTTGAGAGGACGAAATGACAGACACGCTTGCAAACGTAACCATAGCAAACCAAGCGCAGTTCAACTCTGCCGTCATGGGCTGGATCAGGGAGGCTACGCAAGCCATCAAATCCTGTGCTGCGATGAGCAATTGCGCCGAACGCCATGTAGGACAAATGTGCTGCCAATGTGAAGACGCCTACAAAGACTTGGCACAACAGCAGACTCTCTTGCATCATCACTCACTCACCGACGAGGAGCGGGCGGCGATTCTGACTGCCGCTGACCTGATGATCGGGAGCAAACCAGGTGCCACGCTCCGCAAACTGCTGGAGAAACTGAAATGAACGCTGACGATGACCGGTTCAATCTCTACGCGCCGTCCGACCAAGATATCATTATCGACGGCTGCCGCTTGATCTGCACCTGCCCAGCGTGTCCTGAGCAGTACGAAGTGTTCGACGAAATCACGCGCGAGCAAATCGGGTATCTACGTCTGCGCCACGGATGGTTTCGGGCAGATGCGCCCTGCTGCGGCGGCGAGACGGTCTACGAAGCCAATCCACACGGGGATGGCATGTTTGACGAAGACGAGCGTATGGGCTATTTGACCGACGCTGTCAAAGCAATTCAGGAACACAGACAACAAACCAAGGAGGGAACAAATGGCTGACACACTGCTGGACAAGATCGCCCATTACCGACAAAAGTTAGACAGCGCCATTCGCACGCTGGCAAGCCCCGTAATGGCAGAACCAGAACCAAAAGCACAAGCGCCAGCGTACCCAGAAGACGCCACGCCCGTTATGACGCATCTGGGCACGCCGTATATGCATGTCTGGCTGGACAACAACTCTACCCCGCCGCAAACCTGCATGCGGTTGCGCAATGGCTTCTTGATCAGGCTCGACCAGCGCATTACACAGGGGCTGGCTATTGCCTTGCTCAAGCTGCCGTACAACACAGAGCTACCCGTAACCCCACCAGCACACGAGGAACAACCAAGTGAGCGAGACAGTCAAGTACGTGGACAAGAATCTGCTGGACAAGATTAATTACATCTCCACCAGATCGATGAAGTACAACCGCACCATCCCGCAGGAAGTTATTGACAGCCTGCCGAGTGACAAGTTCTTTATTGTCATGCCGCTGTTGGTGCATGAGCATATCGCCGGGAAGCCCGCTGCCCCGCATATGCGCTGCAGGATCTATACCGGCCCTGACCTTGAAGACGTGCGGGGGCACATGCTCCTGCTGGATATCGAGATGGGCATGTATGAGCTGATTCCGACGTTTGAACACAACCCCGAACCCAATCCGGCTAATGATAGCAATACGCCGGCTGTTGTTTGATTTTTACCCCCATGGAGATACCACAGATGGACCTGTTTTCTTTCAGCCATGACGACATTGCAAACCTGATTCTGGCACTGAGCATGGCTGCCGTCGGCATTGTGACGTTGAAGAAGGTGAAGTGCCCTACACACCGGAAGATGACGCTCAAGCAGTGGCTGGCTGTTCCAGACGCGCCAACACAGCGAAACACTGAGAAGCACGCACACAAGGTTGCTACTCGCGCGTACCTTGGCAAGCTCAAGGCGGCGCATACCCACGTCGTCATGGCGCAATTGCCAGACGGTTCTTGTTACTGCTGTGACGGGCATACACGGCGGTACATGTGGGTCAACGGCATGACCGATCAAGTGCCCGAGCACGTTGACGTCGAAGTGCATCAGGTTGATGACATCGAGGGCGTGCTGGATCTGTACGAGTCCTATGACGGCGCCGGACAGGTCAAGACTGCCTCTGATCAGCTTTATAGCGCGTTCAAACAGTTCAATGTGCCGACTGAGTCGAAGTTTTTCCAGTCGTGCGCTGGTATCGTGTCGGCGCTTAAGGAGGCTTATCGTGAAGTGGCCAAGGCCTATGACATCGACACGCACGGTGAGTCTCGCCGGCTGTCTGTGGCAACGGTTGTGGAGTTTTTTCGCGAGCACCTCGTTGCGCTTGACGCAATCCACCCCAAGGCTTGCCAGAAGGGGCCAAACTTCAAGGGCCCGGTCACGACGGCTTACTTGATGGCGCGGTACAAGTACAGCGAGCTTGGCCAAAATGTTGCTGAGGTCGACGCGTTTTTCGACGCATATAACAACGATCTTGGCAAGAAAAACGGCAAATTCTATGATCCGATTTATTCGGTGACCAAGACTATGTCGGGAGGCGGTGCTGGCGAACAGCTGCGGCTGAAGCGTACGGCTGAAATCCTCGGTGCTGTTGAACGCTGGCTGTCGCCGCGCGGTGGTCGTGACGCCCAGTACAGCAGGCAAAGCGAGGTTGAACTGAGCAGTTACCTTACTGACGGCAATGCACGTAAGACTAGTCGGGCGCAAAAAGCACGATTTTCTAAGACCCCGCAGCGCAAGATCACCCGTTGATCTGCAATCTAGTTACTAGTTAGCGCACGGGGGCAGGCTAATTACCTGCCCCCGTGTTTTCTTTTTTTTTCGTACCGTCGTAAAACTATTTAAACGGAATCCCCGCGCATGACCGTTCGAGAGTTGATAGAAAAACTGCAAACATTTAAGCCCGATATGGATGTGGTCGTCGACGGCTACGAAGAGGGCTGTGATGACCCAGTTGTGACAACTATTAGTTTGATCATGGACGCTAACTGGACAGGAACTGAGAAGTTTCGGAGCTGGGCTGGCTTACATGACTATGCTGCGCCAAATGATCTGGCAGCTCGACAAGCTGTAAGAATAGGAAGAGGATGGTAGACACAGTTTTCTACGACAGCCGAGAAAGACAGTCCCCTGTTTTCTCCTTCGTAGTTCCGAAGGAACTACACTAGGTCCGCCGAAAGCGGACAGACATAGGGTTCAAAACGGGTCAAAAAATGGCGTATCTCGGCCTAAGACTGCACTTTTTGCCCTTAGTCTCACGACCACACTTTTTTTAAAAAACAGCGTATTTCTCGGAAAATACTCACTTTCTGATCCTCTTGACGTGCACAGAGCAACAGGTATGCTGCTCCCGTCAGACTCATCTCGCAAGGAGGCGCCATGTCTACGATTCGCCGCGGCAATATCGTCCGCAGGAATGACCGCTGTGTTTGTGGCAGCGGCAAGAAGTTCAAGCACTGCTGTTCTCCCGATGCCCCCAGTCGGCCTAAGCAGTACATTCAGCCGTCGGTGCGATACATCGACACTGGCGAGGAAGCTGTGCGCTGGGTGATCTGCGACGACACCGGCGTAAAATTCTTCTCCGACAAAGACAACCGGATTCTGGTATTTAAAACCCGCGCTGCCGCTACAGCCGTGGCTTTGCTTGACGACTTTGCGGCTCAAGAATCTGGCGAAATTAATATAGCCAGCGTAGGCCCGACCAAGTGGGCGCACTTGCAGGAGATCTTGCCGTTCGTCGAGATTGACGACGTTCACGACGGTATTGCATTATTGCGCGAGCGTATCGACCTTGAGCTTGCAAAATATGAATCTTTGAGTGACCAAGTAGATCCACCCACCCCGCCGGCACAGGAGGCCGCAGAATGACGTTTCAGGAATTAGAAGCCAAGGTTATTGAATGGGCTTGCTTGCGGCAGATCATTCCTAACAGCAATCCCACTTCGCAGCTCATGAAAACCATGTCGGAGTTAGGCGAGCTTGCCGACGCTACCCTCAAGGGTAACATGCGGGGTGTCCAAGACGGCGTAGGCGATGTGATTGTGACCCTTATCCTGTATTGCAAATTGTCTGGCACAAATATTACAGACTGTCTGGCCGGTGCCTACGACGAGATCAAAGACCGCAAAGGAACTCTTACTGCGGAAGGCATTTTTGTGAAAGAAGAGAAAGGGACTTCGTGACGAATTACTTTAATTTTGTGCCGCGGTTTGTTCGAACGCGGCAAGACGCGCAGCAAACCATCGACGCATACGAGGCGTGCAAAGAAGATCTGTCACGCAAACCAGAGGAACTAAAGAACGCTTTTGCGGCCGTAAAACCCCCGTTCAAATGCAAGGACTGCAAGCGCAAGATTACGTTGGAAGAAGGCTGTAAAGTTGGCAAAGCAAAGTTGTGTCAGCAGTGCGCGCAGGATTCATTTTTGAAAGGGTATCAGCACCTCAAGCGCAGCGAAACGCTTACCGGCAAGCGGCTGGTTTCTGACGAGATTCGAGCAATGTGCGAGCATCTATTGGCGCAGGCCCCGCCGGTTCCAGAGGTCAATTGAGTTTAATAATTACAGAAAGGACTTGACCCATGACAATTGAAAACACTAACACTGATACTGATACGCCAGTTGACGCTGCTCCTGCGTTAGAGAAGCCAGTTGTTCCTGTAGCACAGCCCGCACGAACAGGCTGGACTTGCTGCTGCGCGATGCTGCCAGCGCCGGGTAGTTTTGTTGCAGTGACGCGTTCTACAAACGGGCGTATTGCTGTAGCCCGTTTGTGCAACGTTCGTGATAGCGACAGGGGTATTTTGTTTGACGTGATTGGCAGTTACGACAGTATCGTTCCAGATCCAAGTTGGCTGTGGTTTGAGCTTCCCGAGCTGCCGCGCGTGTCAGGCGTTTTGTCGTGACGCGCGTATTTAGATATCTACGCCGCGGCTGGTGTGTTTATTTATCTGGCTTGGCGTGTGTTACAAATTTTGCGCTGGATTGGCTGGAAGAGTTTCACGGCACCGTGCTTCACGCCATAGAAAAGCTAGACACACCAGAGGAGGACTCACTGTGAGTATGGGTTACTGGCCCCGCGAGAATTTGCCGCACATCTACACAAACGACGAAGTAGACGAGAAAACACAGAAAGAAGCGAACGATCTTTTTCTTGATTTTCTGCAGGCTGCGGCGCAGACAATTGATGACGGCGTGTCACCTGTGCGTCACGACTGGGTGCCGGACGTAATTGGCAAGGTGTTTTTTAGCGTTGCTGTGGAACTCATCCAACTACGCGCAAAGATTGCCAAGCTAGAAACCAAACCCGGCAAGAAAACAAAGCCTGTAAACAAACGAGGAAAACGTGCTGACGTTTGACTTTGCTAAGTATGTCAACAAGTACAAGCACGGTAGATGGAAGATCTGCAGGATTGGGC